GATTTGCTTTATTTTTTGCCGAAAAGAATTTTAATACTTCATCTCTCTTGGCTACCTGAGCCTGTTTGCCGGCAGCGCTTTTACGTTTGCTTATTTCTTTACCATATTTATCGTTGATAAACTTAATGAGGCTATCAACATGGGCTCTGGTATTCACCACCTTTTCTTGACGACGCACAAAGGTATTATTATGTGTCTCAATCATCCTAGCAAACTCTTGGTTTTGCTCTATTTGTTTTAAAGTAGTTGATGCAATTTTTCTAAAGATTTTACCAGCATTACTTAAAGCGGTAGTGACTTCCTCAGTATCTCTTTTAGTCAGTGTAGCTGTACCAGAAAGATCTCTTAGTGCAGCATCCTGATTCCAAGCTCCCTTTGAACCATTCAATTGTTTCATATCTACACCATACGAAGCTTTCATTTCTTCAAAGGACGATCCTTTGTAGGTCGTATGCCAGACGATTCCAATTTTCGCCCGGCTAATTTCCTGCGCTGCTGGTGTAGCCGTAGGGACAGCATAAACAATAGTATTCGGGTGGAAGGTGATATATTCTTGTCCATCGATCTTTTCCTTTTTGAGATCGTCTTTGACATACATAATATCACCTTGAATAACATCTTTGATATTTGCTGTTTTTAATGCGTCAAAGGCGGCCTTTAATTTAATTGAGAGATCTCCGGAAGTATCATCATCAATGTCGGCATGCGACTTATATACTTTTGGATTCTTATTGAAGACCCCTTTTTTAGCTACAAAGAACTGACCATCGCTTGGATCTTTACCAACAAAGACTGCGGGTGCGCCATCCCATTTTACTGTGACGTCGACTGACTTTGTAGCATTACCTGCTAACATATCTCTAAGAGATCTTAGTGCTAGGATAGCATCCCTTGCACCTTTCACTCCACCGTAGATCACCTGATCTTCGATGTGAGTCATGTGTGTATTCTTTTCTTCGTTCAATTCATAAGTTGCAAAGCTTTTTATCATTTACCCATTCCATTAAACTTAATAGCAAGATTGAACCCTTGGGCCAATTTATTATTTGGCATTGGTTTATTTGATCTTATTGACATATTCATGCTAATTGAATCTTCTTTATTTTTCAGTATGATTGTAAAGTTTTGTTTTGATGATCCAGCTTGTGCATCAACTGCAGTAACTGTAGGTAAGAATATTGCCAATGAATCTTCATCTGTAACATACTGATATCTGGTACCAACAGCCTTTACTACTTCAAGTGGTACGTTATCGGCTTTACCAATAATCTGCTCTTCAATATACTTTATAGTATCATCTTTGTTTTTCTTAAACCTATCAATAACTGCTTGTCTACACAATTCAAGCATTTCATCATATTTTTCGTTATAATAATCTGGTGTCTTTTCTTTTATACTTTCAATTTTGTCTATTGAGCTATCCATATTGCCACGACTATTCCAGTCTTGTGGAAGTCCAAGTTTATTATGGATCTTATCATATACATTTTTCATCAAATCGTTTTTGCCACTTTGATCAGCAAATGAATCAAACATCTTATTTACATAAGTATTGAACAATGGTTCTTTAGTTTTCGCTCCACCAGCTTTTAGTGATACGCCTTTCATTTCACCTGTTTTGTATTTAACAAATATGTCACCTTTATGACTATCTGGAATACCTCTTGGCTTTTCTCTATATCCCCAGTATACTTTGTCAATAGGTGACTTAGCGTTTTCGTCATGAAGATAATTAAGAATTGCAATAGCATTCTCCATCTTCTCTGTATACTTAGATGAGGTTGGAGCTTGTGTAATGAACTTTTGACCTTGTTGTTTATCTCTTACTGAAAGATATACATTATTGTCTCTTGCAGTTCTTACAAAGTTATAAAACTGGTCTACTCCAGTAAACCTTTTATTAGCCATAAAAGCTAAGGCTGGAAATAGTTCTGTAATTGATGCATTGAGTGTAGTTTCAGCCATACCACCTCCACCGGCAGTTGGCTTATATGTGATTATAATATCGTGTCTTGGAAAGTTGACCCGTGTACGGCCAATAGAACCACCTTTTCTTTCTCCTACATTGGAGATTCTGGCTCTTGAAAGTTTAGCTTCGATGTCTGTTCTCATCTTAGCTCTATCGGCGGAAGGAGCTCTTACAATGATTGTAGTTGATTTTGCGGTAGACTTTTTGACTTCATAGCCAACACCAATAGCCCTATCAAATTTAGACTTGTCTGCTCTTGATAGTGCTCGCATATCTTGCTCCTGTAAATAAGTTCTAAATCGTATCATATCCCGCGCCATTTGTTTAGATTAGATACGTATATTTATATAATTTCGTTCTCCCAAATTTCACGTGCGTACTTATCTTGCAACCTATATGCCTCTTTTTCCCACGGTAAATCATAATAATTTGTATCAGCTGGAATAGTTTTTGACTTCCAACGTGCAATATGACCTGAGCAGCCGTCATCCATTTCATTACGAACCCACTGTTTAACATGGATCATTTCATGAACAATGGTAGTAACAAGTTGTACAATGCCTTGTTTCTTATCAGCTTCGATAACAAACTCTCTTTTACGATCGCACATCATACAAAAACCAACGGCATCGCTTTTGATATCAGCCAATTCAACTGTAATATCAAGAGTACGATGTCTTGGCAAAAGACGTTTGATCATATAAGAAACAACATCCTCAGCAATTTGCCTTTGGACTTTGTTTCCACCTGTAGCCTCTACAATATTCATATTAGTAAGGACCGTCTTGGTATTGAGACCAAAGTTCATTCCACATTTCTGAAACTGTATTTTCAGCAATACTGATATCAAAATGTGTTTTCAATCCAAGGGTATCAACCACAAAGGTATTTACCTCAGAAATATCTTCAGATTCAGAGATCTTATCTTCCAAACCTTCGATGTTGTAGACATCTTCTTCGATATCCATAATGTAACTTTTAACTTTTCCCATTTTATTCTCCTTCCATAATTAAGATGGGTGGGGCGGCAGTCATGCCATCTATCCTCCTCGACCGGTTGGTCCGCCCCTTGAGGAGGATAGGGTACTATCTATTTGACGATGGTGGATCCCTGAGTCGTACCAGACTTGTAATCCCCGATTCCCTTCTGTTTCTGCCACTTATTGTCGTTGGGCAACTTCTCCATCAGGAACCTTATCGTTTACGTTCGCTATGTCATTTTAGATTTCCTTCCTTTTTCCATTTTATAAGTATATTATATCACACTCTGATGGAATTGTAAAGGAAAAAGTGAAAAAACATTTGTTGCTAAATCAATCACTTAACAAAAAAGTTTATTTTTTTTACATTTTAAAGTCTGAAAAGTCTTGCTGACGTTCGCCAGTTGGTGTATTATCAAATACTGGAGTATCATCAGTTAGTGTCTGAGCGCTTTCCTCAACATCATATAGACGCATACGAGATCTATCGACACCAACTACAAACCTTTTCTTGTAGGTAGGATCATTATAACGATTCTTTAGCTGCTTGACCATCATTTGACCGAGACGTTGTAGGTCTTCAGTAGATATGAGTGCAAACATAAAATCGGCTGTGGCTGGCAAACCAAATGATTCAGAAGTATCTTCCAATCCAACATCAGTATTCGAATAGCCAGAACGAGTAGTTTGAGTAGCCGAAAAGACTGGTACATTAAACTCAACAGCCAAGCCACGAAGTTCTTCGGCAATAGCCTTGACATAACTATATGAGTTGATAGCACCACCAAGACCTTTCATACGACTTGAAGAACAGATATTTAGATAATCAATAAAGATAATATCTGGTTCAAATTGCTTTTTGAGTTTAAGTTCATTCAATAAAGCCCTGAAGTGAGATGCATGAGCGGCACCGGTAGGATATTCTTTTACAATAAGTTTGCCAATATTACGTTTTGCAATCTTTGCAATTTTATCATCGAACATCTTTTTAGATAAGCTTTCCAACTGGTCAATGGGCAAATTGAACAGGTTGGCATCAATACGTTCAGCAATTCTTTCCTCTGCCATTTCTAGAGTAATGTACAAAACATTCTTTCCTTGCATAAGAGAAGATGCAGCAACGTGACACATGAAGAGTGACTTACCAACACCGGTGCCGGCCAGTGCAATATTCAAAGTCTTGTTTGGAATACCACCTTTAGTGATGTCATTGAAGTTTTCAAGATCAAATGGGAGTCGATCTTCCACACGGTGGTAAAAATCAAATCGATCATCAGAGTTGTCAATATAATCATGACCAACATTGGTATCGAAGCTTACTGCCAATGCGTCAGATAATATTTCTGGTACTGCATTCTTTGTAAGACTTTGGTTCTTTCCATCAATAACGTTGATGGATTCCATGATGGCAAGATAGATAGCTCTATCCTGACACCACTTCTCTGTACTATTCAATAGCCATTCTTCATTCACCGGTTCAGGTGTAAAGACAATATCGACTAGTCCAGATACTGGTTCAAGAGTACCAGCCGCAGTCATATCAACAGTGATAGACTCTTTGGTCGGCAACTTGTTATATTTGTTGACAAAGGATACAATTTCGTTAAATACGATTTTGTGTTCACCTTCGAAATATTCTTTTTTGAGGAAAGGAATAACCTTTCTTAGATAGTCCTCATTGGAAAGGAGATTCCTCAGTATT